CCTCGGGCTTTAATCCCAAAGTTGCCAATACGCGGTTTAATGTTTCGGTTGCGTTCATATCTAAAATACTTTAATTGTTTATATTGTTTGATTTTTGAAATTCCGCTTATTTGGATGCGTTGGCATTGTCTTGTACAAATTTGATTAATGTTAACGCACTTTTAATTTGAAACGCTACATCATCCAATTCTTTTGTACTTACCATCCCTAAGTCATTCATTTGTTTTTCAACTTTGATAATTTCGTTTTGAATCGTGTTGTGTTCTGTCAATAATTTTCCCGCTGAATTTTTGGCAATCATATTGGCATCATTCCATTTGGTTTTAATTGATACGATGCTATCAAGTAAGTTTGATGCTCTTTTATCCAAATCTTGAATCGTTCCCAATTCAACTTTAATTCCTTGAAGTTTCATATTCTTTTAGTATGTTAAGTATTTTATTTAATTTCTCATCATCGGTTTCAACCTTTGACAATGGCATTGACCTATCCGCAAAATAACCTTCGATGCTGAATCCTTTAACACGACCCGTTTTAACATAGTCATTCCAAATCTCATCGTTTGTAACCTTTAATGACCCCATCCAAGTTCCAATCGGATCGTTCATACCATAGATGGCCGACTTGTCTTTTTCCATGTCCTCTTTAATCCAAGATTCCACCATGCAAATACCTTGCAACGCCATGTCGTGTTCCAATGTGGCTTTGCCTTGGTTCCCCTTCATCAAAAACATTTGCGATGCACGGGACACGGTGTTCTTTGAAAAGTAAACATAAAATTCTTGCATCTCGCCATTCATCACTTGTTTGCGGTAAATGGGTTTGTCGGGGATAAGAACGGGACCCATCAAGATGCGTTTTTCGGCATCCACCTGGGCAAACTTTATTTCATGGGATTTCAATGCAATAAAATTGGATTCAATGGCGGGGGCTTCCACGATGCTTATCGCATCAATGCCACTTGCCAATTGTTGGTCGTCCAATATCAATTCAACGATTCTCATTAAAATTGAATCTTTTTGATGTCGTTAGAAATCTTTTGCCATTTAGAAAGAGAACCCGCGAATCCTGCTTTAATTGTTTCACCTTGTTTAATCAATTCGGGTGAACCCAAGTCCTTGGCTTTTTGCAAATACTCATCACTAATTTTTAACGCATTCTTTAAAAACATCAATGTTTCATTAGTGTTATTATCAGCAGCCGCAACCATCAATCTTGCTTGTTTTGCACTTTGCTCAAAGCCATTTTTGGCCTTTGTAACATCGTCTAACAATGCCAATTCCATTTTCACGGGGTTAACGGCACTTGATGCCATAAATTTATCAAATGATGTTTTCATATTACCTATAAAACTAATTATCCTGGGAATGTTGCATTTGTTTGTATACGCCTATCCAACGCTTGTTGTGAACTCATATCGTTACCGACCACATAGGCCTTTGCGGGTTTGCCTAAACTCTTATTCAAACTTGCTGCCATTTGTGCTGATGGATCAACGGTGCCACCGATAATCGAAACACTTGGCCCCATGCTTGGTGCTGAACCCGAATCCGATTGACCTGGGATTTCGGTCGATACAATCTTCCGAACATTTGCCAATCCCGCTGCAATTACTCCCGCCGCACCGATGTAACCCAATACACCACCTTGCGCAAATGCCTTGGTTGCACCCGTGTATGTATCAATAACGACTTGCCCATTGCGGTGCTTTCTCCAACCAATTGTGTGATGGATGATAAGGCGGTTGATGTGGCATCGAATATGGCTAACTTTGCTTCTAACTCTTTTTTGGCTAAATCCTTTTTTTGTTCGGCTTCGTTTTTGGCAATGTCGATACGCTTGTTGGCCAATGATAATTCTAAATCTGTGGTAAGTTGACCCGCATCTTTTCTTGCTTGAATTTGGTTAGTAAGTCGGTCTAATTCCAAATTAGTTAACGCGGTTTGTAAATCCTTTTCGTTAGTGATGGTTTGTGTTAAGCGCAATTGTTCTTTGGCATATTGTTCGTCAATAAATTTGGCTTCGTCTTGGGCCGACTTTTCCATAAACGCTTTTAACTCATCATCCGCTTTTTTCTTTTCATCAAGTCGTTTCTTTTCCGCATCTGTGGTAATTTGGGTTAATTTAATTTGGTTGGCTTCTTCCGCTTCTTCAATCAACCTTGCTTTTTCCTTTGCCGTATATTGGCCACGATTGATTTCACGCTTGGCATTATCCAAATCAAACTCCGCTTGTTTCCGTGCTTTGGCTTCCTCGTCCTTAATAGAATCAATTATATTTTTGCGGTCTGCTTCCCGAATCTTGTCGGATGCGTTCCGTCTGGCTTCTGCATATTCTTTTTGTTTTGCTGCCAATTCCTTTGCCCGTTCTTCCTCGGCTTTTGCCATTTCCTTTTTGCGTTCTTCTTCTTCCCTATCTAATTTCTTGGCTTCACGATTAAACAACCTCCGTTTGGCTGCCAATTCCGTTTCTGCATTTTGGGTTGCAACAACGGCATCACTGATTGCCTTTTTGGATTCCTCGGTTTGACCATTTAATCGTTGGTCCTCCTGCGCTGCAGCCAATCTGTTTTTGGCAAATTGTAATTCTTTGGATGCTAAATCAGTTTCAGATTTCCGTACTTGCTCTAATGCCTTTCGTCTATCCGCCAACGATGCGTTGGAATCCGACAACAATTCACGGGCTTGTGCCAATTCCTTGTTTTGTTTTGCACGAAGTTGAGCCAATGCAAGTTCTTGGTCCTCCAACTGGTCTTGAACATCCGCCAATTTTCCGCCTTCTGCCGCTGCGCTACCAAATAATCCCGCCACCATTTCTAATCCCGTTGCCAAACCATTGACAAGCAACGCGGCGAATTTGGATACCGCTTGGATGATTGGATTTAAGATTGCCCCAAATACAGATGAAATACGGGCAAGGGCATCCATACCATCTTCACTCTTTGTCAATGCCCCTTTTAACGCTGCGAATATGCCCACCAATGCGGCGATAACTGCACCAATTGGATTTGCCACCAATACCATCATGGCACGGCCTAATCCCATTAATGCCGACGATGCAACACCAACCGAACCAGGCAATTCACCAAACTTATTCCCTACATTTTGAATTTTACCCCCAATGCCATCAAAGGCTTTGGATGCTTTGCTTTGAAAACTTGCAAACGCACTTTCCGATTTTTTGACCCCCGATGTGTCAACATTGACTTTATAATTTATTTCTTCCGCCATGATTTGATTCTCCTTTTAATGCTTTTGGTTGTTTGACCCCATGTTTGGTTGTATTGGTTTTTCCCTTTGGCGATTTCCACCGTCTCCGATACTCCATACCATTCTTGGGCTTGTGCTAATTTTATAATGAGTAATATCATTTTTTAAGTATTAAAAAGTTTGATTTTTCAATAATTATCGTGTGTGAACCTCCCGTGTGTGGCTTCCAAACAAATGTCACTTCATCGGTTGTGGATAAATCCAAAATGGTATCAAAATTAATACTGTGATGGTTTGAATCCGTCAACGCATACGCCGTTGTTTGAACCCCGTTGACTTGGATTTCAAATTCAAGTTGCTTGTTTCCCGTTTGGCCAACTGCACACATTCCCGTGAACTTGTATTGACCGCCATCGGTGCATACATATTTTGCCAATGCCAAATTTGATGTTATGTTCTGTGTATAGCCGATTGATACTTGTAATTCTTGTGGCACTGGTGCCCACAATGTCGAATCGGTTGCAACGGAAGTTGGCGTGGTCCTATACATCGTGATTTGGTTGAATTGCACAATGGCTTGTAAACTTTCGACTTGTTGTGATAAATCACTCACAGTATTTTGATTGTATGTCGTGTCCTGGTTCGTGTCCAAATAATCTTGTGTTCCAAAACGATACGCGTTCATGATACCCTTTGCAACTGCGTAATCGTTCAAATATGATTTGCCATTGACATTGACCACCACATCGGTGAACACGGGTTTTTGCCCCGTGGTTGTGAACGTCATAATATCCACATTTGGGTAAGTGATTAATTCAAGGTTTGCAATCTCGGTCAACATATCGTACTTAACCGATTGCACTTTGTAGTAATTACCACTTATGGCGATGGTGTCATTCAATTCAAAGTTCAACCATTCACCCACGGGTACGATTCCCGTCATTTTAACCAACCTTGATTGCGTTGAATACATACGGGATAGGTATTCCTTCCAATACAAATTATAAATTGAATTAACGGGTGCATCCCCTTTGATGGAATACTCCAAACCAAACGCCATTGAATAACTTGATTGAACTGTGGGATAAGCGGAATACGATGTCATTAACGGGAAAAATGATTGTTGAATTCCGTTAAAATAATATTGATCCGTAACGGCAAATTTACCGCCGTAATAAAACAAGGTCAAATCTTGTTGAACTGGTTTATCATCCTTATCCATAAATCGGGGAATGGTCAATTCTGTATCCCTTATCTTTTGACCATTGGCATTTACCTCGTATAAAACAGATGGGCAAATTACATTAAACGGGGTTTCTAACTCAAAAGTATCTGTGGGGTAATCAATTTCGGGTGCAAATGATATTGACCCGTATTCCCGTCTGTTAATGTTTCGATAGTATTCATTTGCCAAACATTCCGATTCCTTGTGTGTCATTGAAACGATGCTTGGGATTGGCAACTTGTCGTGTTCAATATCCTTTACGTCGATGAATGGTGACCAATTCTTTGTCGTTCCCGTATTGAACCAATCTTGCAAATTATGTATTTCAAAGGTGGTTGCACTCGTTGGGAATAATATGCAATTAAAAGTTTGTAACACGCCATTCACAAAATCCCTAATTGTCATTTGTGGCATGGCATCCGCCATTGATACGGTTGTTCCATTAATACCTTGTGGGGCATTTGAACAAGACATATAAATAAGGCCTGGGCTTGTAACGACTGAATAGGTGCGATAACCAAATGTCACTTCGTCTTGTGGTGATAACACCGCATCGAAACGCACGGGAAATGCACCGCCCGTTGTTGCATTAAACGATTGGGATTTTTTCACCCTTCCGTTTACCATCCACACGAAGTTGATACTACCCGCACCCGTAATCACAACATCAACACCAACTTGGAATGAGTAATTACCGAATCTGTTTGGTGTGTAAACTCCCGTGGTTGCGTTATAATTACCCGATGGGTTTGCAATCACCGTTGGGAATATAATTTTCGTATACGCCAAACTTCCAAATGTGGTTTGGGTGTAAGTGAATGCCCCTACACTTGCGTTAAAAGTTCCAATTTGCGTATATTCTGGGTCGTATAATGGCCCCGCCGTTTGCATCGGAAGGATGAACGCTTTGTCCATTTCGGCCTTTGATAAAAACGAACCACTCAATGTAAACCCCGCTTCCGCAAATACCGTTGTCAACATGGCCTTTAACTTAATTGCGGGGCGTAAATCATCAATCTCAACACCCCTTGAATCTTTGATGTTACCATTAACCCCTTTCATGGTGGAATACCTCCACCCTTGGTTGTAATCTGCAATGGGCCATAATATGTCACCACTCAATAATGCGTTATCCCACGACAATAAAATGTTGGCATAGTTTGCCGTGTGGTTGTATGCCGTCCAATCAACTTGATTCAATAATGTTTCACCCCATTTGTCCAATATCTTTTTGGTCGTTCCGTAAAATACCAAATTGTACAATTGCGGAATCCCGTCTTTGAACTTGCATCCAACGAACTCAATCCGACCCGCGTACACTGGCAAAGAGTGAATCAATAATGTAGCATCCTTTCCGATGTTTGGATTCCACGCACCCAATACCACATTCTCATCAAACCAATCCGAAAAGATTTGGTTGTTAGTATCCGATGCGGGTATCTGAAACGCCTGGGTGTAATCTGTCCAAACTGTGGATAAATCTTGTAGGTCTTTTAATTGGCGGTTTAATTCAACACTTTCGTCATTAAATAAATCCACGGGTATCCCCTCAATTTCCAAACTAAACCGAATGTTCATCGTACAATCTTGTTTATTTTAGGTTGGTTGTATTCCAATTGGATGGTGTATTGGATCAATTTTTCGTTGGTGCGTTTCTTGAACTCAAATGCGGTGTCAATAACCCGTGTTGATAACACTTCCGTTCCCGTCATGATTAGTACATTGGTGGAATAAAATATCTGTTCAACAATTGGTACATCCGCCTCGGGTATCCAATCGGTGTTTACTGTCATTACTTCCGTGCTATTCTGCAAAAATGGTGTGGCAATCTGTACGCCGTAACTCCACGATTGGGCCAAATCCGCTTGTTTGAATATCGGTTGGCTATATTTTTCGGATTCTACATTGTAAGTTCTGCGTGATACCCCGTTAAAAAGGTACGAATCATAAACCCCATAACGATTGAGGAATAACACATCTTGTTGTCCATACTTATTTTGGCAATCAAAAACAACGGGCATAACCACATCATCACCCGCCTTCACAAATGTAATGTTGGCATTGGTGCCGAATAAACCTGCGATGGTAAATAATTGTTTTACTTCAATACCTTGGATGGCTTGGTCGGATGTTGTCACCGTGTTTGGAATAACTGTTGTCGAACCCACCACGATTGATGTAATCACCGTTGCATCATACCACAAATAAGCGGTTGGTGTAAATGGTGTTAAATACAACGCCGTTTTGTCCGTGAATACAGATTTGGATACACCAACATTGAATCCCTCCGCCGTATACGAATAACCCTTTGTGGCCAACGATAAGTTGGAAGTAATAACTGCGGTTGACCCCGCCGTCCAAATGCCTTGACACTTCACCGCTACGCGTTTTGCACCGCTTCCGATGTTTGGTTTGTATGTGCCATTCACCAAAAACTCGGTGGTGATGTACTGGGTTACAATTTTGTGAACATCAATCCACGCCCTTCCACCTCCATATTGGTCGGGTAATCTGTTAATGGTTACAATCGGTGTTGCGGGGATGGATGTCGTGCCACTCCACACATAAACTTGGAACTCATAACGGAATCCCGCATTTGCATAATTGGTGGATTCAAACGCTTGGTAAATGATTGGGGAATTGGCCCCAACTATGGATGCGGGTTGTTGTGTAAATGTAAAACTCATCTTTTGAATAGTCCTTTTTTAATGTCTTGTTTCATCGCTTGGGTCAACGCCTTGTTGAACGATGGTAAAATTTGTTGTCTTGCTTGGCTTACAAATGGGAATGGTTGAATACCGAAATACTTTATTTTTCTATTCATCATAAACCGCATTGATTCCTCGTTTGCCTTTGATTTGAATTTACCCGTTGACAAGTCGCGGGGTTGGATGCGTTTCATTTTAACCCAACTACGCATGGAATCCAATGGAATCCCTTTGCCTGGCTTCCGACCCCTTTGCACATAGTCGGCCGTCTTGTTCATGCTAATACCCATATTCAATCCATTCGGATCGGGTTGGATGGATGCCACCAATTGACCACTGGCCACATAATTACCACGGAATGTTTTTTTGGTTGCTGACACAACTTGCCATCCACCGCCAACCTTTTTCCATTTGGCACGGATAGAAGTTCGGGGGCGTTTTATTTCCAACATATTCCGACAAGCAATTGCCCACTTCTTGGAATAATCCGCAACAACGGCAACGCTATTCTTAAACGCAATCGCCATCAGTAACCCACGGGTTTATTAAGTCAATGGTGACACTTATTTGATATCCCGCCAATACTGAATCCATCGTTTCAACAAATGGATTAAACACAATGGGGCGTTGGAATTGTATTTGTGAATAATTGTCTTGCTCTAACTTCCACAAACCCTTTGACATTTGCACATACATTTCTTGTAAAATGTGGGCATAGTTTTGGTTCTCGGTGTATCCGTATTTGTCGTAAACTGTAATTAAGTTTTTTTGTTCATTCTCACCTTTCAAAAAGTTCACACGATCCGCAATCATGATGTTCATTTGGATGGATGCAATTTGGTCGGTAAGCGACACGGCTTGGATTGAGCAATGCATCAACGGGAATACCGTGAACGCTTTGAAGTCCAACTCCGTTAATGTTCCGTGGCTATAATTCCATCCCTCGTCCGTGGCGATGTCTTTGAATACCTTAAATGCGGTTCCTATGTGGTTATTTATCATCGCTTGTAACTTTGCTTAATAATTTTTTGTTCCATTTCCGCAATGTCGCTTTCGTAAGCGGTCCAATACAAAGCGGTGTGAATGGTCTTAGTATAGACATTTTCCAATTGTAGGAAATTTCGGTTAGCGAGTCGATAGACCATTCCAAACCATCCCCATTTTTTGGTAAGGCGGTTTTCATCTGCGGTGCCATCTCCACCTCCAAATACTTCTGGATAGAATTCAGTAAGTCGATTCCTAAACTCCAAAAAAAAACCATGGCCCCAAATGCGGTGTTGCAATCTAAATCCTTAAACCCACTGACAAGGTTTGCCGAATAGGGTGCAACCTCATACCTTCCGTTCTGTCCGCTATGGGTAACGGGGCGATACAACACACTCATCACCTTCCACAAATCGTGGGTTTCCTTTGTGTATGTTTCAATGTCTATAAACTCACCCACCGACATATCATCCAAGTTTGGAATGAACCCGTATTCAACGCCATCCATTTTGAACCTAGGCGTGAATGTTGGTTGTTCTGTCAACATCAATGTGATGCGTTCAACGGCCTTTTGTAATACATCAAACGGCATGGCCATGACCTCGGTCATAGTCAACTCACAAAAAATTGATACCGCTTCCAATTGGCGTTGGGTATCTTCCATGTCTTCTTTTAGACCTTGATACGCCAACATTTGATGCAACTTTACATCCTTCAGCGATGTGGGTACTAATATGGTTTTTGATTCAATCATTAATTATAAAACGACCAAACCCCGCTTTGTTATTCCAACGCTTCATTGAGCAACACACACACCTTGGCGTATTGCCTTTGCACCTCCTTATCGGTGTACAAAATGTTACTAAACTCGTTTACCGAATTGATGGCCGTTGAATGGTCGCGATGGATAATCCGACCAATTTCCGCCCACGGCATCCCTAACCTTTTTCTGCAAATAAAGTTGAACATGTGACGGGCGTATAACGATGCCCGTTTCCGCGATGGGCAAAGTATCTCATCTGGTGTTAATTCGGTTACTGTGCAAACCGCCCGTAAAACCTCCTTCCAATGGTTGGGTGCATCGTTAAAATCAACCCGTGGGTTTATTATTTCACGCTTTAACATTTGGATTTTGGTTAGGGCTTCGCCTTGTATCTGAACTAACAATAAGCGAAGGCGTTTAATTTCTTGTCGTTGGTTGTGTAATTGCTGGTAATGGCTTGTCATATCGTTATTTTTTACAACCTCGTTTGCACTTGGTTTGTGGGTGGTATTTATTGCAGGTGAATTGAGTTTGACACACAACACAATTTCTTTTTACATCATCAATGCCACTCGCTTTGCGGAATGCACATTTGCAATTGTTTGAACAAAATTTGCTATTTGCCATCTTGGTTGTTTCATATTCTTTATGGCATCTTTGACATACCATTGAAACGGGGGTTCTTTTTGCATACGCTTCAACGCCATGTTGTTTGTGCCATTCCCGACCTTCTGGTGATTTGTGCCATTCTTTTGCCATTTCAATTCCTTTGGCGTGAAACTGCTTTGACCATTCGGGATTTTCCTTGTGTCTTTTAATTCCTTCCATTCGCAAATGTGCGGACGCTTCCATTAACTGAAGGTTTGAAATATCGTTGTTCGTTACATCACCATCAATGTGGTGTATGTGATGGCCCTTTGGAATTTCCCCATTGTAAAACGACCAAACATCTCTGTGCATTTTTTTATTATGACTTGTAAAATAACGGCCTTCATATTGGTAATATGTCCGACCATTGAAGATTTGAATGGGTACTTCCCTTTTGCTTTTTGTGGTTATCATTCCACAAATATACAAAATAACTGATAAAATCTATATGTATATTATTCGATATTATCGGATATCATAATTTCCATAGTTGGCTTTTATGCCAAGTGACATCATTTCCATGTATCTCCACGCGTCAAGCCCGTGACATGTGCCAATGGGGTTGTTCATGCTTCGCCCCTGGGCATCACTATCCCAACAATAATTCCGCAACTCCTTGATTAAATTAGTGGATGTGGATGTGATAAGGTACGATTGTGATTGCATAATCTGTATTCCGTAGTTAATGGAATCCTTGCCCTTGGTTACTCCCTTAATTCTTATGCCGTATCTTTTTATTTCATCAATTGACTTTGGTTCGGCACTATCCGCGTAAACAGGTACATGACTGGGTAATGCCTTTGCAATGTCTGAATTAAGCATTCCCGTGCGGTATGCCACTTCATCTATTATTCTTTGACCATTGTACTCATAAACGGCTACGATTGCCGTGGGGTCGTTTGTATACCCAAAATCCACACCAATGCCAAGCAACCTTGCATCCTCTGGGATGGTGTCAATGGTTTGCCAATTGCTGAATATAACACCTTGTAAGTTCCCAATCTCACCAAGTCCATACACCCGCCACCAATTCGCCCAATAATTGGATGTGGTTGCCCTATCCCGTGCCTTTTCAATTTCCGTTACAATGGATTTGTCCAACGCTTCGTTGTCCTTGTAGGTAAGTACAATCATTTCCGCATCGGGGTCGTTTACCAATTCACTATCCACCCAAAATTCCGCCACGGGGTTGTAATCCAAATAAATGAATTTACGGGTACGAATCGCCATTTGGTAGTATGATTCCCAATCAATGTTGTTGCACTCGTTTACAAATAAAACATCACGCCTTGCACCCCTTAATTTTTGTGGTTGGTCTGCACTAAAAAATTCAATGTAACTGTCATTGCTGAATGTGTAGGTCAATGATGATTTGTTCCATTTTAACGGATCAAACATTCCCACCATGTCCATAATTTTAAGGAAGTCACGGATTGCACCCCTTCGAAGGTGCGGGATGGTTTCCGATACCACACTAATTTCACACTTTGCGTTCTGCACCGCGTAGGTGATAAGCATCGGAATGATGCTAAAAGTTTTTGATGAGGATGTGCCACCACGCACGATTCTAACCCGCTTCCGCAGGTTGGCAATTTTACTCTGGGCGGTCGTGGTTTGCAACATTACTTCACATCCAAATCAATGCCGTTGAAGATTGGTTTCTCGGTGGTAACATCAATTTGTTGGGTGGGCATACCGAATCCCGAATCCATCAATTGTTTGTACGCACCCACATCACCTTTCCTTGCCTTGTGTATCATTGCAAGTGTGATTAAATCTTCCTGGCTTAGTTTCTCCAATTCTCCCGTGATGGGGTTCTTTGTGTCTTGCATTACCTCCAACCATTTACGGGCGATGGTGCTTCGGTTCTTTGTCCCCTTGGGTTTCCCGTTGGGATTCCTTACCTCACCTGGCTTTGGTGGGATTATGTTTTCTGGGTTTGGCATAATTTCAAATCTTTATCAAATCAATCGTTTGGTAAAATTGGGATAGGCATCCACCAAATTGGTTGATGTATTGGTGAATCATCGTGGGCCAAATACCATTGGTCTTCCATTATGTACCCTATTTGTTTGGTGTCAATTAATACCCATTCATTATCGATGGGTGTTGTTCGGTTGGTTTCTCGCCATGCTTTCATAATTCAACTCCGTTTCTTTTAATTTTAATTGTGGGATCTAACTTTTTCATTCTGTCAATAATAACTTGGCAATACTTTGGGTCAAGTTCCATTCCATAACATTTGCGTTTAAGTTGGTGTGATGCAACCATCGTAGTGCCACTTCCCGTGAATGGCTCTAATACAATATTGGCATTAGCAACTAAATTTATTGCTTTATTAGGCAGTTCAACGGGGAAGCATGCCCTATGGTTATTTGCTTTATCTTGACTATTCAAATTACTAACTTTCCATAAATTATGATTTGTTTCAAAATGCTTCCCTATATGCTTTTCTTCTCCATTTTTTAAAACAAATATAAATTCACAATTTCTCGTCAACCCGTCGGCTATTGGCATTCCCGTTTTTTCCCATATTATCGTTTCCCATAACAAATCTAAATATGGAAATAAATGTTTTAAATATTCATTCCTTGATTTTGCGTTATAATTAATGTTCCAAAAAATAAATCCATTTGTATATAAAATAATATTATCCAAAGTTGATTGCAGAAATACAATATAATCCTTACTTGTTTTGTTGTCCATATCTTTATCACTGTACAATCGGCCTCCACCTTTTTTACTATCTAAATGAGTATCTCCGTTATAAGGAGGTGAGGTAAAAACCATATCCGCTTTTTGTCCGTTCATTAATTTTGCAACCGCATCGCTATCAGTTGAATCCCCACACAACAATCGGTGTTCACCAATCTCAAATAAATCACCCAACACAATATCCGTTTCAATGCCATCCGCATCAACATCAAAATCATCTTCCTCCGCTTCCAATTCAGTCAAATCCATATTGGGTACATCCAAACCCCATTCGTTCAATTCTGCGGGGTCCCAATCGTTTGCCAACGCATCCCAATCCCACTCACCAAATCCAACATTGTCCTTTATCAAAAATTCCCGTTGTTGTTGCTCGGTTAGGTTTTCCGCTTTGATGATTGGAACTTCCTTTAATCCTATCTCCTGGATGGCTTTTAACCGCATGTTTCCGCCAAGGATCATCATTTCGTTGTTGACCACAATTGGGCGAATCTCTAACATTTCGGGAAAGTCCTTGATTGATTGTACCAACTTCTTGAATTTATCATCCTTAATTATGCGGGGGTTTTCCGTGTTTGGGATGATGTCTTTTGTTTTAACCCATTCGATATTCATTTGTTTAGTTTTATGTGGTGTACTGTGATAAGATATTCGTTTTTCAATTTTGTTCCAAAGTGTACTTCGTGGTGACAATCGCGACATAACCCCATAAGGTTTTCAATGTTGTCTTTGCCTCCGCGTGACCTAGGCAATAAATGATGGATATCAATCCCTTGCTTTCCGCAATCGGGTACTTCGCATTCAATCCAATCCCCTTTGTCATACCCAAAGTGGTCTAAATAAATCTTTGTCCAAGGTTTCATCTTTGATGGCTTTCAAATATAGTTCATTACAAACGCGTGGGTTCATTTCCATGGCTTTGCCTACCTTTTCCCATGTCATTCCCATATCCTCGCGTAAAATAATTATGGCGTATTGCTTTGCAAGTTTTTGGCGGCGAGTAACCACGGCCCCCATTTTGCTCGGTCTTGAAATTTCTGTCTGCATTTTATACACATATAAATTTGGTTCGGTTCGATGTTTGGCCCCGTTTCGTTTATCAGTTCTTTTGTTGATTCTGCATGATGGTCACAACAATCACAAAGGTTTCTCGTAAGTTTCATACACCTGGGTTAATTCGTTAATCATGTTTTGCCATGCCTTAGGGTTGCACGAACATGGTTTGTAAATTCTCTTTGAACGGAATATGCGTGACCATATTTCCGCTATCTTGTTTGCCTCCATTGGGGCCAATGTCGTGTCGTTCACTGTCTTAAAATGTGTCCACCAATGGTATTCATCTTCCGTCATGCACAATGGTTGACGGGTGGGAAATATTTTGTTCAATTTGTGTTTACGGGCATCGCATCCACAGTCTACCGAATCCTTCCAAATCAACTTTTTTACTTTTTCGGTAATTGGTTTCATTAATGGTTGGTTCAAAAACTTTTCAATATCATCTCCTAGACCTTGTGAGCGAACTCCCGTTCCTTTGCTAATTAAATCATTGACAAAGTGTGTAGGTACACCCATTTCATTTGCGATGTCAACTTGTTTTTGACCTTTAACATGATAGCGGTCTAACACTTCCATGTGTTGTTCTTTGGTATATTTTAATTGTGTCATAAGCCCCGTTTGAAACGCGTGTAAGTTATTTTCTTGTTGTGTTACCCATTCCAAATTATCCAATGCGTTATTCTCTTTGTTCCCATCTTTGTGGTTTACAAATGTTTTTCCGTCAATAACTGGGATAAAGGCCTCGGCCAATAATCTATGCACATACAATGTATCACCATATCCGCTTCCTTTATTGCCCGTCTTATATAGTGTCACCGATGGGTACCCATTTTGCAGGGTTTGTTTTAATTCTTTTTGAGATTCTGTACCCCACCTACCACGGGTTGAAAAAACTTGACCCGTATTGGCAATAAAATACCCATCATAATTTGGGATTTCTTTAATGTCCTCACCCATCAAAAATTTGGTGGCTAATTCAATCCCCGTGGCTTGTGTCACCTTCTGAATCATATCCCCCACTCCGATTGATGGTCGTGATTCGGTGTACTTCTTCCGTGTTTCGTTTTTCTTCTGCATAAATTTTATATTTTACCGTTGTTCTTTGTTTAATAAATTGTTTGGCGTTTTTGATTGAGTTAAATACGCTATGGGTTGGAATGCCCGTCTTTTTTTCAATGTCCCGCATCGAATGTCCGTACACAAAATGCAGTTCCAATAACATCTGGTCATAATCGCGTAGGTCGTCAATTGCTTTCTTTACTTCACCCATCAAGTCCATGTGTGCCATTTCAGCCATTTCGGGGCTTTCTACGGGGTTGAATTGGTCTTGGTGTGGTATTGTCTTGTTTTCCGCCCGTTTGATGTCTATAAACGCATTATGTAACATTTTGAAAAGATAGATGGTGTTGATGGTTCCGTTGTAATTGGCGAATCTGTTTAGTGAACCTTCTTTGATTTGTATTTCTCCCAACTTCAAATACATTGTTTGTACCATATCATCGACTTCATCACGATTCGCACCTAAGTATTTGGCTATTTTAATCCATTCAATGTGGCGTTTGGCGATATCGTTAAGCGTTATCAAAGTAACTTTCTATTTGCACAATAAAATCCTCAAACGAATATACCAACACATACTTATAATTCATGGCCTCGACCATCAATTGCCACTTCTTTTGATGTTCGGATTGCTTATTCGGTTTGATTTTTAACTCAATGAATAACCCGTGATGGGTTAGGTTGGGCATAAACAACACCAAATCCGAAACACCTGGGATAACCCCCTCCGCTTTTAACCTTTGGGCCGTAAACAAATCGCGTGATCCACCATTGGGAACATGGATTAATAAATCCCCCATTTGGCGGTATTGTAGTCGGAACCACTTTACACATTGCACTTGCATACGGCTTTCAAGGTGTTTCATTCCGCGTCTAAATAGATTGATTTGGCTTTTGTGAATCCTTTGTTATACCACCATTGGGCGTGGATTTTTTCATCCCGTTTCAAATCGTGGAATAAATCCGTGGGGATGGTGATGTCGTGGTTTATCTGTAACCATTCAATCAACTGGTCTATGGGTGTAATTTCTTCGTTTAACATTATTTTGTTTCAATTGCGTTTTTAATTGACATGGTCATGTAATCCAATGCCCGTTTATAACCCTCCGCATAACCATCGTCATAACTCATTTCCTTTCCAATCGCTTCCATTTCTTTGGCTTGTTTCCAATCTGCAACGGTTAATTCTCTATTATATGCAATTTCCCACAACCATTCAACTGCCGTTTGTTGTTTATTGTTTGTCATTGCTCACCTCCTTCGTAGGTTTGTTCGTAGTATTGTTCACCAGTTATTGGTAGTGTACTTTCAGGATAATCAATTCCATGAACTGTTCCTTTGTTGTATGCAGTTTCAATTCTTTCCTTCTCCATTTCTTTGGCTTGTTGAATAATTTTTTCTTTTTCTTTTTGATTTGAGAATTTCCAATCCAAGTGCATTACTTTTTTAGCGAACCACTCCACTGCCGTTTGTTGTTTATTGTTTGTCATATCAATATCCTAAATCCTTTTTAACTTGTGATTGTTTTGCCTGGCGTTCATCGTACTTTTTACCACGCAATTCGGGGGTTTCTTCTTGCACCAATCTACGAACCCGTGTAATGGTGTCCGAGGATGTTAACCGCCCATTGGCCATTAATTTTAAGAAGTTCATCGCGGTGGTGTTGGATGATGGGTAGCCCATCGCTTCCATTTCCAATTTCCAATACCATGCAACCAATTGTTGGTCGTTGTCTTTGAAGTCGGTGTACTGCGTAAGCAAGTCAATCACCGTTTGTTTGATATCCATTTTCATATTTGTCGATACAATTATACTATTTTAATTTCAAAATTCAAAAGGTGATGAAATTTTTGGTTGGGTATTTTCTGTGTAACTTGTCAAACGCCCTTCGTAAAAAGTTGGAATGGATGCACATTCCCCGTTTCTGTTTTTCATGATGATAAGTTGAGCATCTTCAATTTCGGGTTTTTCATCCTGGTAATACGCGGGGCGGAATGGGAACATAACAACATCCGCATCTTGCTCGATGGCACCCGATTCACGAAGGTCTGATAACAACGGGCGTTTGTCGGCTCGGTCTTCCGATTTGCGTGATAACTGGGCTAACGCCATAACTGTGCATTTCAATTCCTTTGCCAACATTTTAAGTCCTCGAGATATTTCCGCAATTTCTTGTTCTCTAAAATCCTTTGTTCCCGTCATTAATTGTAGGTAATCAATCATCAATACTTCCAATCCATGTTTCGATTTGTGTATTTTGGCCTTGGCTTTTACTTGTGCCAATTTTGCGTTTATCTCATCATCAACCCAAAAGTTAATTTTTTGATTGTTGGCCATATCAATTACCTTGTCAATTTCATACGCTTGTAACGATCCGCTACGAATCTTCCAATTGTCTATGTTCCCCAATAATGAAATATACCTTCGTGCCAATTGGTCTGATGGCATTTCCAACGATAAGAATAACCCTTTTCCACCTAAATTTGCAAACTCCTTCATGAGTGATAAGGCCAATGCCGTTTTACCCATTCCAGGTCTACCCGCAACCACTATCAAATCACCTTCATTGTAACCGCCTAAATACTTATCCAAAAATTTCCATCCAGTTGGCTTACCCGATAATGTATTTCCCTTCTTTGAGTTTTCAATAATTCGGTCAACCTCGATGTTGGTCAACTTGATAATTTGTTCCGCTTCTTTATTTGTCGAAAAGGTTGTGGCTTCCAACGCATCTTGTATGTCGTTAACCAAACTTTTCAAATCCTTGTTGATGTCTATGTTACTAATTTTACGCACCAACTCATCACGCAAATACTCGTATTCAAGATATTTTAAGTGTGGTTTAATGTCATGGATGCCACTGGCTTCTTGTTGGAGTTTAACAATTTTCACCATGTCAGTCCGCTCAAAGTGATGTCCTAAAGTTACGATGTCAATGGGTTCATCATTAAAATACATTTCCGTCATGACATCAATTAATTTTTTGGCGAATGGATCTGTGAACCAATTTTTGTTTACTTGTGGTAAAAAATGACGGGCCGTGTCATAATACAGAATGTTGGCAAGTACGATTTGTTGTTTGTTCATAGGGTGGCAAGTTTCGGTTTATTTGTTGTATTATCAAGTGGTTTAATTTTTTGATATGGCAATTCATCATTCCAACGCTTTTGATTGATAAATGTTGTGAAATGCGGGATGAATTCCATTTTCGCGGCATCCTCATGGTTTTGTACATACTTTGGAATAAAGGTCAATAATAATTCTTTTTCATCATTCCTTAATTTGTTAAATGCCTTTTCCGCCGTGGCCTTAGTTCCTTTTCTTTTGTATAAATCCCAAAAATGTTGAAACTCATATATACTTTTATTATTTATACTTATAGTATTATCTTTATTACTATTACAATTCTGATATGAGGGTGGTATCAAATCTGATATGACCCCTCCCCTCAATTCTGATACTACCCCCCTATCCGTTTTGATATGAGGGTAAATTCTCCGTGCCACAATTTGCATGGATTCATCCCGTATTAATTCCCTGGTTAAAAACCCACCTTGTTCCAATATGGCTAATTCCCTTTGAACTGTGATTGTTGTCATGTTCAAAATTGTACCAATTGTTTTGTTGGATGGATATGCGTACCCACTCCGTTTAGCCATACCAATTAACATTCCCATTAATACGGCTTGTCTGGCGGTCATGTGTTCCAAATACTCCGTTGGAAACAATACAAATAATCCTAATTCTTCATTCTCGTTTTTCATAAAATAATAAAGCCCTTGAACAAACCACCAAGTACGAGTTGATAGTATGCCAAGGGCAAAAGGTCATGGTTAGTTATCTCGTACATAACTGTAATACCCTACAAATATAAAATAAATTATCCGTATATTTGCAAAATCCGTTTGTTATTTGTCATATCATAGGATGGGGGGCTTCATTGCCCCCTTTTTATTGCGTTAAACATCACAACGATCCAAATGACACCACCCAACCCCACCATCGACATTCCGATGCACTGGGCCACATACGGGTGATGCACAATTAACCATCCGTAACCCAACCCGCTTAATACAATAACGACAAGGGATAAAATGAACATTCTCATTTGCTTAGTTTTATTTGGATCGTGTCCTCGTTCTGAATATACTGGGCGGGTGTTATTAATTCCCCGTCTGCACTAATCAACAAACCTTGGTTGGTTGTTTTATACGCATATTGGGCTTGTTTCTCCAACTCCTTTACTTGGTTCTTCAATTCAATTATCTCGGGAATATGGTCATAATTGTAACGACCCCCACCCGCTTTCTTTGTTATCTCATAACCGCAATACACTTGACCATGCCATTTCACCGCCTCGGTTAATGCCAATGGTTTTACCTGGTCTTGTAGTTCCTTGATGGCTTCCGCCATTTCTTTTAAGTGGATGTGGAATGCAAGGGGGCATCGTTCGCCCCCCTCCACTTCAATCATCATGTTTGCCAATTTGCTAATATCGTTTGTCATATCTATTTAGTTCTAAAATGGTAACCCCGAATCGTCTTGTGTAGTTGGTCGTGACCCTTGCAAAGTATCAACACCATTGTTTACAAAATTCTCAAAAATTTGGGCATAAGAGAGTATCTCATGCAGTTTAATGTCCCCGTTAATGACAAGGTCACCCGCAACCTTTAACACGCTCATACGCATGATGTGTTTACCCGTTTCTGGGTCTTTGGCTTTTGGTGTGAATTGTTGCGTTGCCCCTGGTTGTGCCATTACGGGTGCAATCTTGTAATAAATGCGGTCCTTAAATGTTCTGTCCGTGATGGTGTAATCCGTTTCAACCCCTACACTAAACTTGGTTTGGTCTTTTGACTTACTCGCATACTCACCCGAATCGCCATTGGCAAAGGTGATTTCAAATTTGTACAATGTGCCATACTGGCCATCGAATGATCCGTTGGCGGTTACATTGGTTACCGCACTTCTTTTTGTTTGTTCCATATTATTTTGTTTTTTAATGTGTAGTTTAATTGCTCTAAAATCTCAAATTGTTTTTCCATTGATAACCCGTTCCGTTTGAATTGAAATTTCCATGTCGTAACGGTGTTGTAATTGGTTTGCAATACCTCTGATAATTCTTTGTTTGATTTGCTGAATACTTCGTTTAACGCTTCGTGTGTTGTCATATAATTTTACATTCTTTTCCTAATTCATAACCATCCCACAATGTCAATTCCTGGTTAAATGTGATACGCCACAAATCCATTAACTCCGATTCATAGTGCATCTCTAAAATCTTGATGTCTTTGAAATTCTTGTTGGTTTCTAATACCTCCCGCAACTTGTTAAGTTCTGGTGTCCAAATTAATAGTTCGTTGTTCATTTCTTGCCTGTCTTAAACTGATACAATGTTTGTGTGTACTCATCAAAGTGTGGGATGTATTGGTCCCGCTCAAACTCAAATGGCTTGGCCTCTGGTAATTTGTTAATGTCATTTTTGTACTGTCTCAACTTCCATCCAAGGAAGGAAACAACCACCGCAACGGGCGTAAGTAGAATGAAGTAAATTATATCCATGTTATTTGTCTTTTCAAAAATAGGTTAAATAATTTTAGATTCCAAATTAAATGCGTTGTAAAATAAAATCAAACGCATCGTGTAAAGTGACTG